CGTTGGCTTGGGGAAGCTGCGTGATCCTTGTCGGGATAAGGTTTGTTGGGACGCGCGGGTTGTTCGTCATGGTATGAGATACCCGCCTCCGCTTTCGTCGATGATGAACTCATCGCCATCCTGCGAAATGGTGCCGCTCATCGTCAAGGCGATGTCTGTGTCCGGTCGAGGATGGAACAAAGAAATCTGTTCTGGCTGGCGCGCAGGCAGGCGATAGGGATCGAACTGATCTCGGTCAGCCTCACAAACATACAGCGCAGGCACGTTTGGGTCCGGCAGCAGATCTGTCAGCGACATCTTCCTTGAGCACCGACCACAAATGCCGATGCCATAGGTTGATTTGCCAGTGGGATCGTAAAAGACGCTCATCGTGTGTACGGCGAGATGTTAGGGGTGAAGTAGATCGGCGAATTGTCCCGTTCTTCATCGTGAGCGATCTTCAGCGCCTCGTCAGCAGTCTGCTTGATTGACGGCAAAAGCGCCATGTCGAAGCTCGGAAGCTCCATCGCAAGCCGCCATGAAAGCTGCCAAACAATGGCTTCATACCAGCGCTGAGGTATGTCCAGCTCGTCTGTGACCGTGCCAACGTCCATGATGTAGCGCTGCTTCCAGATGACGAACTGGCCAAACATGCTGGTCGAATCGGTCACCGGCCACATGTACATCGTCGGATAGTCGCGCTGGCGATCAAACCAATACTGAAGCGGGCGACCCTGAAACGTCTTGTTTGGGAAGTTCGTCCAATCGTCGCGGTTCATGCGAGCCAGCGGGATCTCGGTCGGGTTATTCGACGCATAGAACTCGACGACATCGAGCGTATTTCCGCCCGTCTCGCGCATGCGAAAATAGTTCACGGGGACCGTTCCATCGATGTCGTACCACTTCCAACGGCCAGCCGTGTACACCGTCACGCCGGGTTCAAGGCATGGCGTCCAAGTGATTTCATCATTCGACCATTCAAACACGAGATTGAAAGACCCGGTCGTCGCCATCATGACGCCAACGGTCGTCACCTGAACCGCAGGCTGCGGATCAAGAATTGGGTCAGATCCAATGAAGGAAATCTCAATATTTCCGTCAGGAGCGTCCTGAGCGCAGGAAGTGTCGAGATCGCCGTCGAAAGCATATTCGACAATGCCGCCGTCAGAGCTGTACTGAACAGAGCCGTTCTGTCGCGTGAGCCAACGATAGTTGGCGTTCAGAATATCCATCGTCCCCTTCGCGGGGGTTGCGACGGCCTGCCCAATGTACAGGGGCAGGATCTCCTTCTCGATGCACCAGAGCGGAACGCCGATGCTGCCAAGCGAGGACAACAACAGATAGAGGTTGTCCTTCGCTATCGAGACCATTTCGGATGTGATTTGCTGTGGCATCATTCGGCAGCGACGGAAGGCGTGATCAATCACCTTCATCGTGTTGAATGTGGTGGTGCTTACAGTTCCAGAAACAGCCATGATAATCCAGCCTCGCAGTCAGGATGGCCGCTGGTTCAGCTCGCCGCGCGTCTATTATAGACGGATACACCGCGAAGAAAAACTACTTCTTCGCGGCTTTCCGGGCTTCTGAAAGAGCAATCGCGATAGCCTGTTGACGGCTTTTCACTTTGGGGCCGGATTTGCTGCCAGAATGCAGCTCTCCAGACCTGAACTCTTTCATGACCTTGGGAACCTTGAAGGCTCCCGCCTTGGGGGCTTTCTTGCCGACCATCAGGGCCTCCCGCGCATTGCGTTAAGCCGGGCGTTTTGCGGCATTTGCGGAGCCTGCTGACCAAACTGACCCATGCCCATACCCATCGGGGCCTGCTGAGGCGTTCCCTGCATTGCGTTAAGCCGGGCATTAAACGGCATTTGCGAAGCTTGCTGAGGCAGCGCCTGACCCATTTGGGTAGACTGACCCTGCTGGAACGGGCTGTATTGCTGCTGAGGGGGCATCTGCTGGGCAGGAAGAGGTGTTCCACCCAAGCTTTGGGGAGGAACCCCCATTGGACCCTGACCCATGCCATTGTTGTTGGTCGCCCGCATATAGTCGCTCATTCCCATGTTTTGCCGGGCAAGAGCAGCCATCTCAGGCGGCATTTGGGACATAGCCTGCTGCTGGGCCTGCGGCGACATTTGGCCAAACAACTGCCCCTGCGACGCCTGCTGACCACCGGGCATGCCCTGACCGGCGCGAGAAGCATTAAAAGCCGCCATAGCTGCCGCCATCTGCTGCTGTTGAGCCATGCCCCCGCCCATTGCAGCTTGGCCAAAGCCTACCGGCCCTTGCTGGCCCGGCATAGGCGTTCCGGGGCGAGCAGCCTGTATCTGCTGCATCTGCTGCTGAGACGGCTGCTGGCCCTGTTGCATGCCCGGAGGCATAGGCTGGCTACCGGCAAGCATGGTTTGCGTAGGTTGCGGCACCTGACGCTGCTGCTGAGCCATCTGGTTCAGCGCACCCGTCTGCGTAGCAGGGCCGCCGTTAGCATACTTTTTTACAGTCCCACCAGACTTGAAGGGCACGTTGCCCGTCTTAGTGGCAGTCGTGGGCTTCCCATTGCGCTCGCCGGGGTTCTTGTTCCCCTTGATGCCAAGAGTGCCTTCCGTCTTGACCATGCCGGTGCCGCCCTTGACGAAGCCGCCCTTCTTCATGCCACCAGCCTGAATCATCGGGGCGGCGGAAGCGACAGGCATCTGACGACGCATCGGAGCCTTTACTGTGCGGCTCTGGATCACCTCGTCCTTCTGCATGCGCGGGGTCTCAAGAGACTCGCGCTTCATCATGGAGCTGCGGCTGGGATACTTTTCGCCAGTCGCGGGCTCTTTCATGCCGCCCTTGGCGTAGTAACCGCCGCTAGCCATCTTGGTGGGCTTCTGCCCAACCAGAGACTTGGAGACAGCATTTGACTTGGCCATCTGAACAGCCTGACCAGCCTTGGCAGAACCGCCATGACTGTAGTTGCAGGGCTTCGCGCTGAAGTCGAAATCTTTGACGTACATCGGGCCTTTTGCCATGACCTGTCCCCTTAAGCTGTTGCGTAGGTTTTGATGCCCTCGATGACAATCGAGTACATATCACCGGAACTTGCATCCGCAGTGGTGAACGCTACATTTCCTGTCTTTCCCGTACCGGCGTTGTTTTGCAACCCGCCAAAGTCTGAGAAATCCATGAAATAGTTCGTATTCTGAGGCACCATCCACGCGAAAACATCGGTCGTCGCATCCCACAGCATGCGAACTTCCATCCCGTGTGTCGTTGCCCAAATGCGATTGATTTTCACGCCATTGCAAGCCAACCCAGCAGCGTTGGCCGAAAGATTTGCCGGGATGATCTTATTGACAGCGGTTTCACCCGTGCCATCGGAGATGTTGGTGAATTTCTGAATAACCAAACGCTCGCCGTCGAGCAGCGTTTGTGTGGCAACTGCGTCAGCCATATCTACCTCCTGTGAAAATGAGGGCCGAAGCCCTCATTCAAATTAAGCAACCGTCGCGCCGCGAGTGCCGAAGATCGCCCAACCAGTGGCAGTGTAGATAAGGGCGACCGAATCGCCAACAGCGGTGAACGTGACGGTCGAGAACCCGATCTTCGTCGTCGGCGTGAGGACAGCGCTGCCACCATCAACCGTATGGATGATGATTTTAATCTGGCCAACAGCGCCGTCAGCAAGCGTCAGGGCCTGCGAAGCGCCAGTCGTGGTCAGCGAGGTCAGCATGTCCGTGATGTTCACAGCGCCAGCGCCAGAAAGGGCCTGATTCGTGGCAATGACATCACCCGTGATGTTGCCGGTCACGTTGCCGGTCACGTTGCCGGTCACAGCGCCGATGAAGCCGTTCGTCGAGGTGACGGGGCCGGAGAAGGTCGTAGAAGCCATCGTGATATCCTCACATGCGAGATAGGCGCATCAGTCTGCATGTCGTCAGCCGGGGCTGTCTGATGCACCGGATTACCCGGTAAGAAGTGCCCCGCCCAGTGGGGAGGAACCGGGCGGGGCTGTGTGGTTAGACGCCGGGCGTACCGAAGAGGCCGCGAGGGTCGGTCCAACCGACAGTGTAACGCTCGGTGGCCTTATAGCGCATCGAGTCGGTTTCGAAGTCGCCTTCCATGCTCTTTTCGAGCTTGCGGCGCATCAGCAGCTTCAGGCCTTCCGGCGCATCGGTCTGGACCCACCAAGCGGTGGTCGAGGTGATACGCGAAAGGTTCGCCTGACCCTTGGCCAGCAACCCCATGCTCTTGATCGGGTTGATGTCGTTGTCCGCCGTGCCGGTGCGAAGGACGCTCTTGAGGAGCACTTCCGCCTGAAACACGTTGGACGGGCCGGTGACGATCTGGGTGGGATTCAGGCGGATGCGCTTGCCGTTGTTGTCAACAGCGTTGCGGATCTGAACCAGAATCTGCTCCAGAGAAGTCTGCGACAGAGCAGCAGCAGTCGTGAGCTGGTTGCTGAAAGTGCCGTTGACGATGGGGTGGTTCGAAGCGATCAGAGACACGCCGTCGCCGCCGACATACGCACCGTTGAAGGCGCGGTTGAGGACGTTAGCGGAGAGCGTCTCCTTCGTCTCGATCAGGGACTGCGCCAAGTGCTTGGCGTAGGTCTGGCCGATGCGAATGTGATCGCCGTCCTCGACAAGCACCTTGGTCAGCGCGAAGGCGAGACCGTAGACCTTGTAGAGGTAGCGCTGAAGGAACAGCACGCCACCGGACTGGTAGCTGACCGCCATGCCATCGGGGAGTTCCGGCGCAGCACCAAAGCCGTAAAGCACGGGCTCTTCATGGTAGTTGCGGGGAATGCCCTTCTGCTCGCGGAACACCATGTTCCACTCGTCAGAGCGCTGATCATACACGCCATCGAACACTTCGTTCAGGATGGGCTCAACAACCGACCGAAAGTCGGTACTACGCATAGGAGTAGCCATCTGTTAAGCCTCCCTTAGACTGAGTTGACAGCCGCCTTGTAGTGATGCTCGTTGATACGAACGGTCACAACAACATAGGCGTCAGTGAGTGAATCGGTGACGTTGTACTGGAAGCCGGTGATCTGGAACTGGCCAGAAGTCGCCTGAATCGCAGTAAGGTACGAGTTGGAAAGACCCGTCGAGGTGGAACCACCGGGAGAGGCAACCGTCCAATCACATTCCTCGCCAACAGCCGTCTGGACCGTAGTGCCGGGCGACGGGTTGTTGTACTGGACGTTGAAGAGCGTCTCCGGGTCATCATAGACCCAGACAGTGCAGCCTTCGTCGTTATAGGTGGAGGTGCCACCAGTCCAGAAAGGCGAGATCGTGGGCTTGCCGGTCGAATCGCGATACTCAACACCAGCCATGATGCCGAGAAGAGCGATGCCGTCCGTTGTGCCGGAACGAGTGCCGTCAGAGGTGCCGAGCTGAACAGTGCCAGCATCAACGAGTTTTACAGGATCGCCAGAGAAGATGCTGACAGCATACCCGGAAGCGATCACATAGGCCTTCGGGCGGATCTGACCACTGTTGTGGAAAGAGGCGCGAAAGCCAAAAGGTGCGCTAGTCGAAGACATAGTAGCTCCTAGTGGAACGAGGGGTGATTAGGAAAGATCAAAGAGAGCTTCCCTGCGCTGCCCTATCTCCATGTTGCCATCACCCATTGTCAGACGCGACTTTGAACTCTTGGCCTGCTGCTCAAGGAACTCTGCGGTGTCGGTAAGTTTCTCTTCCTCACGCAAAGGCGCATCGTGATGCGCTTCCTGCATATACTTCTCGTAGAGAGACATCGGCAGCTTGAAAGCAAGCATTTCGTTCACCCCAATGAAGCCCTGCCAATCCCCTGTCTTCAGGGTGGCATATTCCCAGCCAGCAACATCTTCTGGCTTCACAGGCTCATATCCCAGACGAATGCGCGTCTGGATGGAATCACGAGGGTTTGTCGTCGTAAGCCAGCACATGTGCCAGCCGGGTATATGTGGCAAGTCCGGTAGAGAGGACTGGAAGAACTGTTGACGGAACATAGCAACTCGCTCGTCGTCGGAAATCTCGCGGTTCTCAGTGACTGCACGATCTTGCATCGCACGGCTGACGCGGCTTTCCCCAGCGGGTTTCTTAAAGCGTTCGTCGTTCATATCTCGCTCCTTTCAGCGATTAGTTCAGAGTTTATAGTGGTTTACAGAAAACGCAAGTCATGACCTATTGCTGCGGTCATACTCAGCGTAGCGCTTGGCATATTTCATGCGCAGCACCGGATCGTCCCAGACGCCAGCCTCGATGAGGGCGGCTTTACGTTCCGGGCTGATGTGGATCTCCTTGCGGGTGCTGGCAGGCGCATGCTCACGCCCAGAGCCGACCGCAGGACCGCCACGAGGGGTACGCCCAGAACGGGTGGACTGTTTGCCAAACCGCTCCGGTAGACGCCGGGCAGCCCGGCTGCGCAGCTCATCCCAATACTCTTCGGACTGCGGATTATACCCGTCCTTGGAAAGAGCATTGTCGATTGCCAGAACAATCGCCGACTCTTCGTCACGGCCCTGCGCGTCATACCACGGATTTTCCTTAAGAAATTCAGTGGCATGGTGCATCGCCATGTCGTCAAGCTTAGGCTGTTGAACAGGGCGGCGCTCGGCCTGCTGCTTTGCCAGATTAAGCTGATGGACCTTGGCCAGAGCCTGATCGCGGTAACGCATCGCCTGCGTCACATCGTTTCCGTTGCCGGATTCGACCGCCTTGGCGATCACGCGCTCAGCAAGCTGGGCATCGCTCACAGCCTTGTTGATCTGAGCGTCAAGCCCATTCAGGTCTGAATGATAAGCCCGCTGCTCCTGAGCCGAGACCCGGCGCTCAAGGTCGTCATTCCTCTTGCGGAGAAAATCCAGTTCAAGCTTGTCACGCTTGATCGCGCCTTCACGGCGTTCCTTGCGATCCTGCTTTTCCTGCCTGCGTCGTTCGCGGATGGCTTCTCGTTCGTCGTCGTTGCCATCGTCCGATGCAATAACGCGGTCATCACCGCCTTCATCGTCATCGCCAGCGTCCGACTCGACGATTACAACTTCTTCGTTGCCGCCGATGTCGTCGTCATCTTCCTTCAAGACTCCACCCATAGCTCATCTCCTTTCAGATGAATGCTTTCACAGCAAGAGGATCTCCGGTTACGTCGCCGATGATGTCGAGATCATTCCAGATCACAAACATGGCCTTTTCGCCGATGTCGCCATAAGCGATTTCCCAACGGTCGCCGCCGTACTTGGCGACACGAACGAAATCACCGGGCTTGCACCAAGCGCCTTCCGGCCAAGACTCCATCGTTGTGCGGTTCTTGAACGCCAGCGGTCCAACAGAGATCACCTTGGCGACCTGAGTGTTCCACTTTTCCGTCTCTTGCGTCCCAAGGTCGATAATAATACCGCCCTTAGAAATTTTCCTTGGTGTCCGAATCTGGACCAGAACGCGGCTACCGAAAGGCCGGATGCCAGCATCTACTG